GTAATGTCTTGGGCCTCTGACAGCACGTGGACTGCCGCAGGCGGTACGTGTGCTAATCTTGGCACAGTCACAACTGTAGACCTCAATGGCGGGTCCATCGACGGCGCTACTATTGGTGCTGCTTCTGCTGGAGCAGGTACGTTCACCACAATGACTGCAACAACGTCAGTTCTTGGCACTTTGGGCGGCAACGTCGACCATAGCAATTATAATTCTACTAACGTTGATATTGATTCCGGTGCAATTGATGGTACTACTATCGGCGCTGCTTCTGCTGCTGCTGGCACGTTCGCCGCATTGGTTGGTACGAGTCTTAACGTAAGTGACGGAAACATCACAAATGTTGGCGACTTGAATTGCGATAGTGTCAGCGTTGACGCTGCTGCTACCGGTCTTACCGTTGACTTTAGCGGCTGCAACACTACCAAAGGCAAGATCACTCTTGCTGACAATCTTGCTGATGCTCTCAACATCAATGAAGGTGGCACTTCTTATATGAAATTTACCACGACAAATAGTTCTGAGCAGATTGTGTTTGGCAAGAATTCAACGTTTGCTTCGACTACGATTGCTGATCTAGGCTCGGTCACGACTTGTGATATCAACGGTGGAGCAATTGATGGCACTACCATCGGCGCCAGTTCTGCTGCAGCTGGCACATTCGCTGCGTTGGTTGGCACTTCAGCTACCATAAACGGTGCGCTTTCTTGTGATACTTCATTTACGATTGATGCTGTCACTCTTGATTCAACTGAATTGGGTTATCTTGACAGTACCGTAGCCGGCGCATCCGGAACCACCAAAGCTATGGTAACAGATGGTAATGGCGATTTTGAGTTTCAGGACGATGACAAACTCGTTTTTGGTACCAGTGCGAACGCTTCTATCGAGTATGATACGGCCCAGGATTTGAACTCCCTTAACATTGCCAACGATGGATATACGTATTTCACTGCTCCATCCGCCGGCTCAGCAAAGCCAGAACTTATAGTTTATGGTAGCTATGATGGCTCCGGCGGCGGCTGGGTTAACTTCTCGACAGATCGAAACGGTAGCCTTGCGACTGATGGCGACACTTGCGGAGGTATTTCTTGGACAGATGGTTCAGGTACCCATGCCCAGTCTTTTGCGCAAATTTGGTCTACTGCGACTGATGCATCCGGAGAAGAGGGTTCATTGACAATCCAATGTCGTGTTAACAGTGCTGATGTCTCTGTTGCAGAGTTTGGGTATAAAAGTGGGTCCACGCGTTATGGTATGCTCATGAAAAACAATGCTTCTCATGGCACTATTAAAGCTCACTCTTTCGTTACCTATTCTGATGAGACTTTGAAGGCAAATATTATCCCAATCGAGTCTGGCTTAGATAAGGTAATGCAGCTTCAAGGTGTTTCTTATGACTGGAAATCTGACGGAACTGCCGACATCGGCTTTCTTGCCCAGGAAGTGGAAAAAATTGTTCCACAAGCAGTCTATGGTACCGAAGATGGTGATTATGGTCTTGATTACGGTAGTTTGACTGCCGTACTTGCTGAGGCTATCAAAGAGCAACAAGCTCAAATTGAAGATCTTAAAGCTGAGTTGAGAAACAAAGCAGATAGATAATCTTCAAAAAAGTAATAGGTGATTAACAATCATCGATTCATTGGAAGGCCCGCTTCGGCGGGCCTTCCTTTATTGGTTAACGTTATGTATAATATGGAGTATAATTGATTGACATGTCAAAGAAGGATTTGAATACCATAGCTGAACTCGAAAGGGCTATTGCGCAGAAATATGGTAAAGAAGCAGTACAGCACCCTCGTTCAAATTGGGACGATGAAAAAGAAAAGGAATATTTAGAACAGCTTAAGAGCTTATCCAAGAAAGAAAACAAGAAAAAAGAAAAGGTCGAGAAGGTTGAAAAAGATGGGTTTTTAATCAGTAAAAAACTACTTAACAAGGAGAGTAGGAGAAAATGTCCTGTTTGTGAGATCTATTCATTCGATATTAAAGATAGTATGTACATGACCAAATTTTTTTGTTGTTATGAATGTTATATAGAATACGTAGAAGGAAGAGAAGAACGCTGGAAAAAAGGTTGGAGACCAAATAAAGATGAAATTGAAAAAAGAAGACTTAGTAAGAATAATTAAAGAAGAGTTGGACGCTGTATTGAGCGAGCTTGGCTTTGGCGAAGGTAAGCCAGCACCAGACGAACTTTCTAAGAAAAGGGTTGTTTACCTAGAAGAGGAAGAAGAAGTTGAAGAAGGCAAAAAAAAAACTAAAGTTTCAAAGTCCGGGCAAAAACGAGTCTCTAAGAAAATTGGACATTTAGTTGGTAAAGAAGATAAATCACAGGAACAAGCCGCAGCAATTGCATATTCCATGGAAAACCGTGGAGAACTCAAGAAAGGTGGCAAACATTCAGTTGGATAGTGGAATCACAAACTACTTATTAAAACAACACTTTGCAGGAGAATAATAATGGCAACAGTTTACGATGTACTAAAAGGAATTCAGCAAGCAGCCGCAAATGCGTTTGACGGCGCCCATGATGAAAGAATTGTGGACGACGGCGTACCAAAGAAAGCTGGTCTGAGACGAGAAGAAGGTGACTTAAATATCGACGCTCGAGTTATGGACGGGTTCAATGTCAATTTTCACGGTAATCACTTGGTGGTAAAATATCACGGAGAGATGAAACTAAAAGACACTCACGACAAACATTTTGAAGATGACATTGCTGCTAACATTAATGATATCACAAAGTACCTCAAAAAAGAATATAAGAGGCTTACCAAAAATGCCCTTACTTTGACAAAGGTCGGAGAACCAGACATTTTGGTCCAGTATATAAGCAGGGTTCGTACTTCGGTACAAGCATCTCAAATATACAAAGTCGGCAAACTCGATGGTGTAGAATCCGTTAACCAAGGAAGCGACAAAGACAGGCTAGATAAAGCTATTAGAAAATGGCTTGACTTAGGCAAAGGCGCCCCAAAACCTAAAAATGTGACGAGGAAAAAGGAACAATAAGAAAATTGAATGGGCTATCATCTTACAAAACAAGAGATTACAAAAGAAATTATAAAGTGCGGTAAGGAACCGGCTTATTTTATAGATAGCTACGCAAGAATCTCCCATCCAATGCATGGATTAATTCCTTTTAAGTTATATGACTATCAGGAACAACTTGTAAATGAGTTTAATGATTATAGATTCAGTGTTATACTAAAAGCAAGACAGCTTGGAATATCAACAATAACTGCTGCTTATATCACATGGCTGATGATGTTTCACCGCGACAAGAATGTTCTTGTTATGGCAACAAAGTTTTCAACTGCAGGGAATCTCGTTAAAAAAGTCAAAGCAATAGTTAAAAATTTACCACCATGGATTAAAATAGCCAATGTGTCAGTGGACAACAGAACAAGCTTCGAATTAACTAATGGATCGCAAATTAAGGCTAGTTCCACTTCTCCTGACGCCGGCCGCTCAGAGGCATTATCTTTGCTAGTAGTCGATGAAGCTGCTCATGTTGAAGGGTTGACAGAACTTTGGACAGGTTTGTATCCGACCCTCTCGACAGGTGGCCGATGCATCGCTCTCTCAACACCTAACGGAGTCGGGAATTGGTTTCATAAGATTTATGCGGAAGCGGAACAAGGCATAAACGATTTTCATGCGACAAAATTATTATGGGATGTTCATCCGGATCGCGATCAAGAATGGTATGAAAAAGAAACAAAAAACATGTCAAGAAGACAAATTGCTCAAGAACTTGAATGCAACTTTAATACTTCTGGCGAAACAGTTATACATCCGGATGACATAGCGAAGATTGAAAAGAGTGTTTGCAGCCCAAAATATAGGGTAGGATTTGATAGGAACTTTTGGATCTGGGAGAACTATGATTATGAACACACCTATTTGCTAGCCGCTGATGTAGCAAGAGGCGATGGTCAAGACAACTCAGTCTTTCACATTATTGATCTGGATAGTATGGAAATTGTCGGTGAGTATCAAGGTAAGGTAACACCAGACATTTTTTCCAATTTGGTATGTGATGCTGGTAAACAATATGGGAATTGTATGGTTGTTGTCGAAAATAATACAATAGGCTTCGCCGTATTGGACAAATTGAAGGAATTAGAATATCCAAATATTTATTATTCTATAAAGTCGACTCACGAATATGTAGACCAAGTAGCAGCAGAGGTACATAATTCTTCAGTAGCAGGATTTACTACGTCTCTTAAAACTAGGCCAATTATTATCGCAAAAATGGAAGAATTTATTCGTAACAGATTAATTACAATACACTCTACTAGACTATTCAACGAGTTCAAGACTTTTATTTGGGACAAAGGAAGACCTCAAGCCATGAGAGGATATAATGATGATTTAACCATGGCTCTTGCAATTGCATGTTGGGTAAAAGATACTGTTTATGCAGAAAAAGATCGCGAAACAAAATATAAGGAAGCAATGTTAAACTCAATGATGAGATCCGAATCGACTTTGGACACCACAATTCCAGGCATGGCCGGCCACAGAGTAAGTAACGCCCCCGCGCCTGAAAAGGTAGAAGAAATGAAAAAATATATGTGGGTATATAAAGGTTAACAATTATGGCAAAAAATACAAAAAATCCAAGAAATCCAGATAGTCCATTATTCAAACAATTGACGAAATTGCTATCCGGACCTTTGGTAAATTATCGTAGACAAATACCAAGAAGAAATAAACGTCGGCAGTTAGACAAATTTGCTAGCAAACTTACTTCGGCTAGCGGAAAACAATTCAAAAAGACCACGCATGATACATTTGAAAATTTAACTGCAAATATTCTTGCTAATCAAAATCGTGTCGAGCGATACGGTGACTTTGAACAAATGGAATATGAACCGATTATTGCCTCAGCTTTAGATATTTATGCAGATGAGATGTCGACTTCATCAGAACTGCAACCTCTTCTGGCAATCAAATGCCCAAATGAAGAAATCAAATTAATTCTTAATGATCTTTATCATAAAATTATGAACCTTGAGCATAATTTATTTGGCTGGTGTCGCACAATGTGCAAGTTCGGTGACTTTTTCTTATATTTAGACGTGGACGCGGAAAAGGGAATTCAAAATGTGATAGGCATTCCCACTTCAGAGATAGAGAGGTTAGAAGGAGAGGACAAAACAAATCCAAGTTATATTCAATATCAATGGAATTCAGGTGGCTTGACTTTTGAGAACTGGCAAATTGCACATTTTAGAATTTTGGGAAACGATAAGTATGCACCATATGGTACAAGTGTATTAGAGGCATCTAGAAGAATTTTTCGACAGTTAACGCTCTTGGAAGACGCAGTCATGGCATATCGTATTGTTCGCTCACCAGAACGACGCGTGTTTTATGTCGATGTTGGAGGCGTGAATCCGGAAGATGTTGAGCAATATATGCAAAAAGTTATGACACAAATGAAGCGTAACCAGGTTGTCGACTCAAACACCGGTCGTGTCGATTTACGTTACAATCCTCTGAGTATTGAAGAAGATTATTTTGTCCCTGTTCGAGGAGGCACACAATTTACTAAAATTGAATCATTGTCCGGCGGATCTTATACTGGTGATATTGAAGACATTAAATATTTAAAAGATAAGTTGTTTGCCGCGTTGAAGGTTCCACAAGCCTATCTTTTTAGAGGCGAAGGCGCAGAAGAGGATAAAACAACTCTTGCACAAAAGGATATTCGTTTTGCTAGAACAGTTCAGAGATTACAAAGATCTGTGGTTGCAGAAATTGAAAAAATAGGCGTCATTCATTTATACACATTAGGCTATCGCGGCAAGGATCTTGTTTCATTTAAACTTTCTTTGAACAATCCGTCTAAAATAGCAGAGTTGCAAGAATTGGAACACTGGAGAATGAAATTTGACACGGCCGGAGCAGCAGTAGAAGGTTTCTTTAGCAAGCGTTGGATTGCTGAACACCTCTTTGGTATGTCAGATGAAGCATTCATCAGAAATCAGAGAGAAATGTTCCACGATAGGAAGTTCGATGCATCGCTAGAAATGGAAATTGAACTAACATCTCAAGAACTTATGCAACAGGCTCAGCAAACACCGTTAGGTGCTCCTGGAGGTGACCCAGCTGCTGGAGGACCAGAAGCTTTACCGCTTGGAGCTGAAGAAGGTGCTCCAGCCGCAGAAGGCGCACCAGCCGCAGAAGGCGCTCCAGCCGCAGAAGGTGCTCCAGCCGCAGAAGGCGCACCGCCTGAAGAAGGCGCTCCACCTGCAGAAGCAGGCGGCGAGGAAACGGCTTTGTTGGCAGCACCCCCTGCCAAACGAGACGAGGACTGGTATAAAACTCAACGAAGAGATCCTCTTGGCCGGCCACACACAACAACTAACGCGTCCAAGGGCAAATGGTATGCTCCCGTTATGTATGATAAAAGATATCAAGGCGCTCGTCGTAAGAATTACTTAGGTCTCGGCCGTCCTGAAGTTGGTACCCACAGGAAAAGAAATCCGGGATATTCAGAACTACAAGGGCTTTGGCGTGGGCTTTATGAAGGTGAGGAAACTAATTATAAGGACGAAGAAGAACTTTTGTTTGAAGTTGAGAAAGAAGTAAAAGACTTGATATCTGAATTAGAGGCGAAAGGAGCTGAAAGTGAAACTAAGACATAATAAAAAAAGAAACACTGCTTTTCTTTATGAAGCCCTTATTAGAGAATTGACTAAAGCCACCATTGAAAAAAAAGAACAAAAAAAAGGTAGGCTTTTGGCTGTGATTAAAGAACACTTTGACAGAAGCACCTTGTTGGGCGAAGAACTTGAATTGTATAGGGT